GCTGATGTGAAAAAAGATGCGACCAATGTACGCGGCAGGGTTGACCCGACAGAAATGCCGCCGACACTTCGCAACGTACCCATAGCCGCGACAGGTGCTGTGAACGCTGACGAATTTGCGCACATGCGCAACCTTGGCGGTCTGGAACTTGAAAAGGCACATGCGAGATTGACACCGGATCAGCGTGATCGGTGGATGGCAGAGTAAGAAGAATGAAGGACGTACACACGTGGTTTGGTGAAGTTCGCGCTGGCGAGTCAATCGCCATTGGGGATGGAATCAAGCTACGTGTGGAAGAAAAGTCGGGCCAGCGTGCCCGGATACGTCTGGACTTCACGAAGCCGACGACAGTTACGAAAGTGATACCGGCCATGTCCTCATTTGCGAAAGCAGGGGTCAGGCCAGCATAGGCCGAACGAGAGCCTTAATCTCGTCAGTTAGGCCGCGCAGTAGTGCAGCCCTGTGGAAATCTAAACAGGAGCATTACTATGGCGCTTACCAAATTCGGGGTTAATGATCCCCAAGAAGTTAAAAAATGGGGTACTGACCTCGCAGTTGCCATCAACCGCGAGTCGTACTTTGCATCCAACATGGCAAGCGAGAGCAAACGCGCTCGCACTCCGATTCAGGTCATCACCGATCTGGAAAAAGATGCCGGTCTGGAAGTCACGGTTGATCTGCTGATGCCCATGAACATGGAGCCAGTGGTTCAGGGCAAGTTGGAAGGCAAGGGCCAAGCGCTCAAATACTTCACCGACAAACTGCGCATCGACCAAGTTCGCGGCGCTGTCAGCGCTGGCGACCGCGTGACCTCCAAGGCCACTCTGCGCAACCTGCGTGAAGATGCCAAGATCGTCATGAAAGACTGGTGGGCGCGTCTGCAAGACGAGTTGCACTTCATTTACTTGTCGGGCGGCTTCGGCAACTGCGGTGGCACTGGCTACCTGTGGTCGGCTACCAACCCGATGTTCACGGTCAATGCGATCACTGCGCCTGACTCCGCTCACCAAATGTTCGGCGGTGCTGCAACTTCCACGGCTAACCTGACTGCTGCACCATTGACCGATGCGTTCTCTCTGCGCCTCATCGACCGTGCCGTAGCCAAGGCTGAAACGATGGGCGGCGATGGTACGGACGAGTTGTCGATGGTCCCCGTGAACGTCGATGGCAAGAAGTGTTATGTGGTGTTGTGCCACACCTTCCAGTACGACGCCATGAAGGGCAACGCTCAGACTGGTCAGTGGCTTGACATTCAGAAGGCCGCTGCCGCTGCCTCTGGCTCCAACGCCTTGCTGTTTAAGAACTCTGGCGGCATGTACGCCGACTGCGTGATCCACAAGCATCGCAATGTCATGCGCTTCAGCAACTGGGGTGCTGGTGCTAACGTGCTTGGCGCACGCGCTCTGTTCCTCGCTGCGCAAGCTGGTGAAATCGCCTACGGTTCGTCCGGTGGCGCTGGCACTCGCTACCGCTGGACCGAAGTGATGACCGACCACGAAGATCAGGTCGAAATCGGTTCGCATTGCATCATGGGTGTGAAGAAATCCACCTACAAGGGCAAGCCCGGTACGCCGCAAGCCGCTGTCGTCAAAGACTTCGGCGTGTTCGCGCTGGACACCTACTGCGCTGATGTGACCTAAACGTAGATGCCCCTTAGGGGGCGTCTGTCTAACCCAACACAAACTTATCCAAGGAGCCTATCGTGGCAAAGACTCAAACCCTCGCCTTTACTGGCCGCAAACCCATCGTTCTCCCTGATGACGCAAACCCGGAATGGGTTGCCGTTGACATCGAGTTCCCTGCCGCTTTCGCCTCTGGTGATTACATCCAACTCTGCACCCTGCCTGCTGGCTATCAGGTGCTGGATTGGTTGCTGAATTGCCCGGACATCGACTCCGGCTCTGCTATTCGTGTCGCGCTCGGCGTGTCCAATGCCACCATTGCCTCTCCAACGTCCACCGACATTGGTTCTGGCAATCAGGTGTGGGCCACTGCCATTGACGCGGTTCAAGGCGTGCCTTACCGCAATGCCCTGAACGCCTCTGCCGCTGATGCCTACATGGATTCGGCCACGGTGTCTGGCAACCGCGAAATCGTCCTGAAATGCACGACCGCTGCCACCGGCTACACCGGCTCTGGCAAGGTCGGCCAACTGTTGATGTTGGTTCGCGGCTAATCACGATCCGGGGTGGAAGCGATTCCACCCCTATTCATTTTCAGGAGATTTTCATGGTCATATTCCAAGTCATGCGCAGCAACAGCCTGCCAAGCACACATTCTGTTTTGGGTGTGGATTACGAATTCAAACCCAACGCTCAGGACCATTCGGTATGCGAGGTCAGTGACCCTGCGGCCATTGCAGTTTTTGAATCCTTCCATCCAAGTTTCAGGGTGTACGAGCAGCAACCAGACGAATCCATTTCACCTGTCCTGTTTCCATCCGGTGCAGAAATTACACCAGTCACCGAACCTACCGTGGAACAAGTTACAGACGCGCCGATCAGCTACATCCTGAAAAACGGCGACATCGAGTTTGACTTGCGCCCTCTGAGCGACGATGCACTGCGCGCCTTTGCATTGGCAAACGACATCAAGGTTCACCATAAGGCCAAGGGTGACACGATCCGTGATGCCATCGTGCAAGCCCTGACCACCGAGGGCTAATCCATGACCGGCACCGTCAAAGTCAGGGAAGTCATTCGCCGGGTCAGTGCGCTATTGCAGGACAACAACCCGCAGTTCGCACGGATGACCGAGACTGAAATCGTTGACTTTTTGAACGATGCCCAAACCGCCATTTACACGTTCCTGCCCTCAGCCTGTTCAAGAATTGACTCGATCAAGCTAGTTCCCGGCACGTTGCAGGGAATTGACTCGATTCCTGCGGCCAACTGCAAGCCCGGTGATGGCAGTACGCCTGCTGTACCGATCATTGGTTCACAACTGCTGAACATCGTGTGCAACATGGGAAGCGCTGGAACCGTCCCCGGCGCGCCCGTTCGCTTGCTGACCGAAGGCCGAGAGCTTTTGGACACGCTGAACCCGGCATGGCATACCGAATCTGCTGTTGCCGTTCAATACTATGTGTACGACCCGGCCACGCCACGCCACTTTTATGTGAGTCCCGGCGTCCATGCCACGACTGCGGTGTGGGTGCGTCTGGCCTTTGTTGCCATGCCTTTGTCAATCCCAAATACCGGAACTGCTGGCGCTGAGTTGTATCTTTCTGGTGGCACAAATGCTACGACCATAAGCGTCCACGATGAATACGTCGATGATTTGGTTAACTACGTCTGCGCGCGCTGCCTGATGAAGAACGCGCAGTACAGCGCATCCACCGGCATGAGCGCCGAAGCCTTTGCAACCATGTTCACCGGGTCAATCAACGCCAAATCGCTTGCGCTGATGAACTACAACCCGAATTTGCAACATCTTCCCTTTGCGCCCTCACCAACTGGAGCCGCATCGTGATACTGAACGACTTCCTACCCTACGTGTTGCCCCATGCCAAGGGATGCCCTGACATCTTGGCCGTGCAGAGCATCCGGCTTGCCATCATCGAACTGTGCGCAAAGGCGTTGATCTGGAAGGAATACCAGACCGCCATTTCGACGATTCTTAACCAGTCGGCCTACGCCTACACGCCCGTTACCAATCAGCAAGTGACCAAGCTAATCAGCCTCACAATGGATGGTCAGGACATTGATGTGATCCAGCCAGAAGAAGGAAAATACCTTGATTCCTCTGGCAGTCTTGGCCCTTACGCCTATGGCACATTTGCCGGGTTCGAGGTCCACCCGGCACCGACCGTTGGACAGTCCATCGTGACCTACAGTGCCGTGACTCCAACGATCACGGCGACAACCATTCCCGACTCGTTCAGCAACTACGTTGAGGACATCGCCAATGGCGCACTGTCGCGAATCCTGAGCGCCAAGGACAAGGCATACAGCGATACCGCTGGCGCGGCCAAGGCACAGACTGCTTGGGAGAGCGCCATTGATGATGCCAAGACCGATGCACTTACCGGATTCTCGCGCGCCAAGGTGCGTACCAGCAAAGTTTGGTTCTAAATCATGGCAGTCATACGACTTGGCCCATTCCTAGGCGCAAATAAGGCTATCCAGCCGAAGCTGCTTAATCCCAATGTGGGCGTGTCATCGCTGAACCACTGGCCGGACCGGGGCGACTTGCGACCGTGGCGCGTTCCCCTGCAAAACTTTGCTGTGGATTCTGGAACAAAAACCATCCAGATTTTCAAACGCGATGCAAAAACAGAGAGCATCAATTGGCTGCAATGGCAGACGGTAGTTCATGCTGTCACCGGGTTCAACAATCAGGATGTGACCAAACGAACCTATTACACGGGTTCAGGCA